GACTGAAGCGGATTTCAGAACAGTTGTTGCTAATTATCAGATCCTGTTGATACGTGAAAAGCGATGGGAAGCGTTGCTGGACGTGATAAATAAGACGTTGGAACAGCCAAGTGCTAAAGCGGCTAAATAGTTGTTATACTGGACAGGTGGTGATAGATGCCGATTGTTAAATTAAATTCTAAAGCTGGGTTGAGCGCGTATTGTCTGCGCCAGTTGGGTTCGCCTGTCATCAATATTGAGTTGGATGCTGCACAGATTGACGACAATCTGAATGATGCAGTGGCCTTATATCTTGAGCGTCATTTTAATGGTGTTGAGGAAGTGTTCTGGAAGCACGTTGTCACCGCTACTGATGTTACAAATAACTACATTACGACCGCACCTGAAATTGTATCCGTGCTGGGAATCTTGAGCCAGCCGCTAACCGGATCTGGTCAAATACTCGAAAATATCAATTTCAGCATGCAGGCAAGTTTGAACAGTTCACTTGCAAACATCATGGCAACAAATGTGACTGATATTTATATGGCGAAGCAGCACATCTCACTCATCGATAAAATATTTGAGCGGGATTTTCATGTGGAGTTCAACTCTGCTGTGAATCGTCTCCGTGTCACACAGACACTGTCATTGGGTGCAACTATAATCCTACATGCATACAGGTCGCTTGACCCAGACGAGCAGGACGGTGAAGTCTGGGATGATCGCTGGCTGAAAAAGTACGCGACCGCATTGCTGAAAAGGCAGTGGGGATCGAACCTTTCTAAGTTCAATGGCGTGGCATTGCCAAATGGTATGACCATGAATGGTGTGGAAATATACACCGCCGCTGTCGAGGAAATAACCAAACTCGAAGAAGAACTTGAACGCAGATATGAAGAGCCACCTGAATGGTTTATAGGATAACCACATGGCTATAAATCCGTATTTTAATCTGCATGGCCAGAATGGTGCAAACCTGAATGAGCAGAAGGTTGTCCGCGATCTGGTAACTGAATGTGTCCAGCAAAGGGGTATGAACGTAACATATATGCCTCGTCAGTTCCAGAATGTTGATGAAATTCTCCATGAAGACCCCACATCGTCATTCTCGCTATCTAAAGTTATTGAAATGTTCATTGAGTCGGTGGATGGTTTCGGTGGCGACGGTGATATGTTTTCATCGTTCGGTTATGAGATGAAAGACCAGATCACGTTTTCTGTTTCGACTGACAGATTCAAAGCAGAGTTTGGTGCAGCGGAAATGCCGAACGAGGGTGATTTAATTTACTTGCCACTATCTAACACACTGTTTGAAGTCAGCACGGTTGATCACGAGAGCCAGTTCTATCCACTTGGAACTCTCCCAATGATAACTATTGTATGTGAAGCGTTTGAATATTCACATGAATCATTTGCGACGGGTGATGTTGCCATCGATTCTGTGATGGGGCTTGAGATTGATCCGTCTGCCGACAATGTGACTTTCACAAATGATGCCGCCGCAATTCTCGACTTCACTGAAACTAATCCATTTGGTGGTGGCTGATCATGGCATTCGCATCATATTTTTATCACGAGTCCATCAAGAAATACATTGTGGCGTTCGGTTCACTGTTCAACGGCATTCAGGTGCATCGGACAGACGCGGCTGGTTTGGTTGTGAAGACAATCACAGTGCCGCTTGCATACGGGCCTGCTCACAAATATTTCCTCAAATGGGATGGAACGAACCCACGCAATAATGATGGCACGAAGCCGAAAGTTAAAATGACGCTCCCTCGTATCGGCTTTGAAATTGAAGCATTGCAATTTGATGGCTCACGAATGTTGACAAAGGATTCGCAGATTGCATTTGATAACCCAGATGGTTCTAGTTCTATCATTCAACAGGGTGTTCCATGGACATTCAATTTTTCATTGAAGATCATGGCGAAAAATATTGACGACGGCCTTCAAATCATCGAGCAGATCATCCCAGCATTCAATCCGTCGTATTCTGTGTCTGTCATCGAGATCCCTGAAATGGGTGTGAAGAAAGACGTTATCATTTCACTGCAAGATATTCAACAGCAAGATGACTATGAGGGGACGTTTGATAATGAGCGTTTGATAATGTGGAGTCTGTCTTTTTCATTGAAGGGTAGAATATACCCACCAGTCAGAACCGCCAACCGTATTCAGAGTGTTATTTCAGATGTGAGTTTATTACCGCTAAATAACTTACTGGAAACCATCAATGTATCCATGGTTGATGTCGGTGGTGTTCCAACGGTTCAAACCACAATTGTGTAGAGAGATTTGAGAGGAATTAAAAATGAGCGTTAGTTCATCTGTTACAGAACTGCTAGGGCTAGATGAAGAAGTCGAGGATGCACGCGAACTTGTGTTGGAAGGTGAAGGTAATATTTTCCCTGAAGAAGACGATGTTGACGTGTCTGACTCCGAACTGGTTGACCTCAAACGCGTTGTGGATTTCGCGAAAGATGGTGTGGATGACTACAAGCATGCAAGGATCGTACACCAGAGGCTCATAAATCGTGGTGTGGTGGCTTTGGATGGCATGTTGACCCTAGCACATGGATCAAACCAACCGAGGGCTTACGAGGTCGTTGCTACACTCATCAACACGGTATCTGGTACAACCCGTGACCTCATCAAGCTTCAGGAGTCGATGCAGAAACTTAATGAGACAGTCGGTTCTGAAATGAAAGGCACAGTGAATAACAACTTGATCGTTTCAACCAGTGCAGACCTTGCTAAAATTCTGGATGGCATGGATGGCAAATGATTACTATCTAGGTAATTCACGGGTCAAGGGTGCAGGTGTTGAATATGAGTACACCAAGGAAGAATTAGAAGAATACATCAAGTGCCGCCGCGACCCGATTTACTTTATTGAAAAATATGTGACCATCATCGGCACGTTTGGAAAAACATTGTTCAAGATGTATGATTTCCAAAAAGAGATGATTCTAGCCTTTACCCATAAAGCCCGTGTGGTTATTAAGAGTGGGAGACAACAAGGAAAATGCAATTTACATACTGAAAAAATCTTTGTAAAACAGGTACTTACAGGTGGAGTTAAAGAGGTTGCAATTGGTGATTTCTATGAATTATGTGCACCTAGCCATGATTGTAATGATGCTAGTCATAATGAATCTGTATTAGATAAACGCCACGAGAAACTTTCTGATCAAGTAAACCGAAAATTTATCGACACTGTTGATCTACACAACTGGGAAGTTGACACTGACACTGGTTGGGAGCCAATCAGGTCAATCAGCAAAACTGTTAAATATGAAAAGTATACAATCACAACTGACGGCGGTCTGACGCTATCATGTGCAGACACGCATATCATCTTCGATGAATCCGGTGATGAGATTTTCGCTCAGGATTCGCTTGGTGTAAATATTCAGACGCGATATGGTAATCAACGTGTGATCAGTGTCGAACATAGTGGCGAGTTCCATCACATGTATGACATGGATATTGATTCAGGTGGCCATAGGTTCTACACCAGCGACATTTTATCACATAACAGTATTACATGTGCTGCATGGCTGTTCTGGTTCACCACATTTCACTCTGATAAAAATGTTGCTATTGCAGCGAACAAAGCGTCCACTGCTCGCGGCTTGTTGAAGCGGGTGTCCCTGATGCTTGAATCTCTGCCGTTTTTCCTACAAGCGGGGTGCAGGGAAATGAACAAGGGATCTCTGACATTCGATAACGGTTCAATGATACTTGCGGCAGCCACATCATCAAGTTCAATTCGTGGCGACAGTATGGACTGCATCTTGCTCGATGAGTTTGCATTTATTGAGAATGCCTACGACTTTTTCACCAGCACCTATCCAGTTATTTCAGCCAAGGCAGATTCCAAGATTTTCATGGTGTCCACACCTAACAAGCTGAACCTGTTCTACACATTTTTCACCAAGGCGAAAGCTTTACAGAATGGCTATCATGCACTGGAATACAATTGGCGTGACGTTCCATACCGTGATGAGAAGTGGGTTAAGGAAACGAAAGACTCACTTGCATCTGAAGAACAATGGTTACAGGAATTTGAGGGTGAGTTCCTTGGCAACACAAACACCCTTATCCCTGCTGGTGCATTGAAAGTATTGATGTCGTCCATCATGGAGCCATTGCACACGGTTGGCGGTGTTCATGTGTACGATAAGCCAGAGGAAGGTCACACTTATGTGATGACTGCCGATGTGTCGCGTGGTAAGGGGTTGGACTATTCAACATTCTCGGTGTTTGATGTGACCGAACGGCCATATAATGTTGTTGCTACATTCAGGGACAATAAAATTTCGTCATACGTTTATCCTGATGTGATCAACCGTGTTGCCACGGCATACAACAAGGCATGGGTGTTGATCGAGGTCAATGATATTGGTGAGCAGGTTGTGGATATTCTCAACTATGATCTGGAATATGAAAATATAATCCCAACCAACACGGCAACCAAGAAGGGTAAATCTATTCTCGGTGTGAGGACAACTAAAAAGGTTAAGCGTATCGGTTGTTCAGCAGTGGCAGATATGTTCGCAATGAACCATATCGTCGTACATGATGCTGCAACAATTGAAGAATTTACAACATTTGTATCCAACAGTGTGTCGTATGAAGCAGAGAATGGCAAGCATGATGACATGGTTATGAACCATGTGTTGTTTTCATGGTTTGTGACACAACCGTTCTTTGAGGAAGTTGTTGGATTAGAAAGTGGAGATATGCGTGCAGGGTTGTATGGAGATGAGATTGAGAATATTGATGAAGAACTAGCAGTGTTTGCTCTGATTGATGACGGTGTCGAGGAAGATACTCCAGCATTGAGCAGTGAAGACCTCGCTTGGCTGCAAAGTTAAAATGCGGCTAAATAGAAAGATAGAAAAATACTAGGAGTGAAATGATGGCAGAAATACAATCATTAGAAGTCCGCGTAAAGGAAGGTTCCGCATCCACCCAAGTTGAGGCTCCTAGTACATCCATTGGTGCGCTAGTTGGCAACTTTTCATGGGGTTCGGTTGATGAACTTTTACTCGCGGCAAACGAACAAGATCTTGTTCGCAAATCTGGGACACCAGATAACCAAAACTATAAAGACTGGTTCACAGCTAAAAACTTCCTGAACTATTCAAGTGCATTGCGATACGTCCGTGTTGTCGGTGCAGGTGCATTGAACTCGGGCGATGTGTCAGGCCACTTGGTTGAGAACGACGCGACCTTTGCAACTGACGCAACACTGGTCGCATCTGGCAATTCGTTTATTGCTCGATATGCAGGTATCAAAGGTGACGGTATCACTGTCAGTGTGGCGGATGCTGCATCATACGCTGCATGGGCACATGTGAATGAGTTCTCCTTTGCACCAACTGGTAACGAGTTCTTTATTGTCGTGTTGCTTGGTGGCGTTATTGTTGAGCGTCATTATGTGTCGAAAGATCCTGCTGGACGGGATGCATTCAACCGTAATATATATGTGGCTGATTTGATCAACACGCAATCTAATTACATCTTTGTCATTCCACAAATCCTCGTAACTCTTACTGGTGGCGTTTATGATGCTATCGGTGGTGAGTACCTGTTGTCTGGTGGTAACGATGGTGTAGTTCCTGTTGATGGTGATTATACCGCAGCTTGGACTAAACACTTCTCAAATCAGGACACTATTGAAGTGAATCTGTTGATGCAGGGTGGCGCTTCAACTGTCGTTGGTCAACACATCATGCAGAATGTTGCATCTGTTCGTCTGGATGCTCAGTCATTCCATTCACCAATGGAAACAGATGTGGTTGCTAAAGCAGGTGTCGATGTTGCAGTGACTGCAATGAAAGTAACCCGTAATGCATATCCTGCGAACTCTAAGGGTGTGTTTGATGGTAACTATAAGTATCAGAAAGATTTATACAATGACATTTGGCGCTGGGTTCCATTAAACGGTGATCATGCTGGATTGTATGCACGTACTGATTACATCAAGTCCATTGGTTCTGCTGCATCTGGCCATAATCGCGGTCAAGTGAAAGAAGTTACCAAGTTTGCAATCGAGCCTAATTTGGCAAATCGTAATGATATGTCGAATGCACAGATCAACCCATTTGTTACATTTGATGGTGATGGTCCGTTATTGTATCTGGACAAAACACTGTTGACCAAACCGAATGCTTTTGATTC